TTCATTTCAACATATCGGTTGCAAACGCATAAATAATAATATACACCGATATTAGTCATACAACAAAACTAAAACTAATACTATTCTAAAACTTGTAAATATTTCTAAATAGCACCAATTAAGATTTGATGTATGACTAATATCGGTGTATATTATTATTTATGCGTTTGCAACCGATATGTTGAAATGAATGATGGTAGACCATCCTCTTTTTCTATGTTTTGAGATCTCAAAACATGTTTTTAATTAATGTGTGGTTCCTAATTAAAGGGATTATTAGGGCGTGAGTGAAATAACGTGTTAACGTCGCAATGATAATTGGCCTGTTCCTAAAGATTTGCTCTAGAGACCGCTTTATAATGTCCATTCTAGTAGAATCTGTCCTCTCTGAATGATGGAGTTCAGCCTTATGATTTTAGCTGGGAATTAAAATCACAAAACCGACTTATAGGTTAATTACATCCACTATGCGAGGGAGGTGAATTTTCACTCTCTTTTATTAGGCCTGATGTTGGATATTTTATGTCTATATTAACAAACCAAATAGTGCCTTTTAATTCACCAGTAGACCCCGTAGAGTCTACTGATTTAAATGATTTTCAGTTCCCAATCTTGGAAGACGGGTATGAAACTGAGATAGCAATTACCCATTATGAGAATACAGTGCATATAATTTCTGAAGATGTATATGAGTTTTCTTCCTATTCTCTGGTAATGTCTGGGGGTAATACTTTCATGGAGATAAGAGTACACACCACCTCCCGTATGATAGACTTGGTTTCAGACTTCCTCCGTGAAGTATGTAGACCATTATGGATTTACAATTATAGAGACTTAAATCTAATTTCAGAATATGTTATTAGTAATTCCCTCGGGTATACTTTTTATTTTTCTGATATCTATTATGAATTTGTACAGAGGGTAGTCCTTCTAGATCCTAGTCCTAGTATTTTCAGTTGGGAATCCCCATTGGTATCGAGATACCATCTTTTTAAGGCTTATGAGCACATCCTGAGTAGGCTGCCAGAAAGAATACCTACTGAAATATTGCTCTATATAAATGATATTTTAAGATTTGATTTCCTGGAACAATGCCCAGATGTTGAGGAAAACCCTGGTCCTTGTTTACCACTTTGGTTGACTTATGAATTGGTCTGTTATTTAATGTTGCATTTACTTGTAATTCAACTAATTATAGTATTTTATCAAACATACATTTCTAAGACGTCAGAACTTTTGAGAACTAGAGTTGTACGTTTCCATTATGGTAGGGATTTAAGGAGTGGATTTATGGGAACAATGAGAATCCATCAATGGAGAGCATCAAATGGTGTGATTTTCGAGGAGCAATATGCTTTGAGCTGTAGAAGATTAACTGAAATGAGAACTTCTACTGGAAGTGTAAAACTTGGATTGATTATTGGGGATGTCAATATGATGAACCGATTGGGGGCACCACGTCGACTCCTTTTAAAATTAAAGAAAAATAACCCTAAGAGACCGCAATTTGCTTTGAACATGGCAAATAGGTTGATATTTTGTTTTATAGTAGCAGTTACGGTCGGTCAAAGTTTGCGTATTTTAATGTTGAATCTGATCACGGGACTCTCAATCGGGTTGAAAACTGGGAGTTACCCTATTAGGAGTTGGTTGCTTTATGGGCTCTTTGATATGATGGTTTGTGGTGGTATGTTCAACTTATGGGAAAGAATTATGGTAATGGGAGTGATTACTTTTCTTTTTAACCTAACCAGTTGGGTCTGGTCAACCCCAATACGTATCACACCATTTATATCTTGGATTTCTTATAAAATGTTACTTATCTCTTTACTTTCTCTTAAGATCTTCATCCTGCAGGTTTACCTTAAGTTGAGACTGATATGTTTTGTTCTGGGCTTGGTTGGTCTTGTTTTTCTTCCGACTATTAATCTTCCTATATATCAAATTTCAAAACATTTTTTAGAGAATAGATATGAGATCCATGATACTTTGAATGAAATCCCCTTTCCAAATCGGAGGGGGTTTAATAAGATCACCAACGGATGGGATATATCTAAGATTAACCCCATGAGAAGAGATGGAGTTTACCTACCCTCGGGCTCTCCTATCTTGAAACCTCTCTTTGAGAGGGTGAGAAACAATGCTTCAAAGATGAAAGATATATTAAATCTACCTGAAGCGTTAAAAGTAACGGAGAGGGAATATACTTATTATGCTGAGTTGGATAAACTTTTAGATAAGCATCCTTTTGAAGAATTTGAACCAAATTTTAAGCTAGATGATTCTACTAGGGAGAGTTTACGTATAAACTATACGAAGAGTAAGTTTGTCCAAGAAATGCCTGGGTCCATCAGGGTAATTGGAGAAACAAACTCTGCTTGGAAACAGTATCCTCTAAGGAATTTTAAGATGAATACTCCTGAAGCGGTTCAGAGCCCAGCTTATAACACAACTTACTTATCTCATCCGGATTTTCAAGTATTGTCCAACTCAAGATACTCTACACCTAAAAATCCGGACTATGTCAAGACTTCGTGGACTGATCTAACCGGAGAAATTTATGAGGTGTTAAAGCCTTGGTTTCAAAATTCAAAACTCACTTCCTTTGAGAAGGTGTTAAGTGGGTATAAAATGAAATACAATCTGGGATTCGGAGCTATGTTGAAAGGGAAGCCTTATAAGAGAAATAAGATTTTTAGTAAGCTTGGAGGAAGGTTTAATAGTAGAGCTGATATGAAAAAATTTTTTATGCAAGAGGTGATACCAAATTTAAATGAATATGCACAAATTTCAGAAGTCTTTATGAAGGAGGAAGTTCAGCCTTTTGAGAAATGGCCTAAATGTAGGACTATCCTTGGAGCGAACTTTTTCTTCCATTTACCAGCTTTGATGGTTGGGGCTGAACCTAATCACCGGGCTAGGTATTATGAAACCCCGATTTGTGTTGGTATGCCTCTGACGGGTAGATATCTTTCTCCAATTTTTAAGGAGGTTTTTAGTTGTTATAAACATTTTGCAGGGGATATGACCGCTTATGATTCTTCCTTAAGCTCCGATATATTGGGGTTGGTTTCTGAATTAAGGAAAAGGGGATTCGAGGGCCATGAGAATAAAGAGGCCATAGATAGACTCCTAGACTTATATTACGCCACCTTAGCCTCCGATCCGATGCATTTGAAGTCGGGGATAGGAGGGGGGTTTCTCCAGGAAAAATTAACTGGGATGGCAACTGGCCATCCCTTTACTTCTATGGACAATTCTTATGCATTTCATGCAGTTATGTACAGGGCTATTAAAGACCTGTATCCGAGTTTGACTCCTGAGTCTTATAAAACCATTTTTTATATTCCTGATTATGCTGATGACAACTTCATTTGTTGGCGGAAGCCTATTTACCTCCCGGATGGTTCTGAATTGGATTTTCACCATATCCAATATGCATTACGTAAGTACAATATTACATTAAAATGTGAAAATGAAGGATCAGATGGAAAACCGGATGACCAGCTTTTGAGTTTCCTTGGAAATAAGTGGAGAAAACCCACTAAAGAAGAGGGAGAGAAATATGGAATAGATTTAGTGATATATCATGATGAAGAAAGGTTGCTTCGTAAATTCCAGTTGAATTTCAAGGCTGCTACCCCTCTTAGGCAAGTGGAAAGGTGCTCGGGTTACTTGTTAAATACGGCTCATTTGCCTAATGCCTACCGCATTATAAGGAGGGAGGTGGAGGAGATTTGTGATAAAAATCCTGAACTACGGAAAACAATACATTATCGAAATGCTTCTTTGTCCTTTGATGATATTATAAGAAAATGGTATGGGCCTTTAAGTAAACATGATCTTAAGTTATTAAAATTAGTCAATGGTGATTTCGAATTGCAGACTGAGGAACAGGTAGATCAAAGGTGGCATTTGCTTGATTACTTAGCATTTTATGAGAACTTGTTAGCTTCTATCCCCCTTTCATTATCTGGAACAGGTTTGAATTATATAGGGGCATACAATTACACTCTTTTTTCGATGGACACCTTAGTCCCGTTTCTTGCTGATTGTTGCATTCATTATCAGGTGGAAGTGAGGGCTCTTCCTTATTTATTTAATCGGTTACATATCAATTTTATCTCCCTAGATGCATTATATTCGGACTTTAATGCACTGAACCAAATTAATGAGAGAGTGGGTGAGAGTGCGGGATGGAGCCCGGATAAGCAGAAAGCGGTGACCGCTAAATCTATAACAATTTTAAAATGTTACCATTTAATTCAGACTTTTACTCCGAGGCTTGGAGTTTTGAATGTTTTTGGTCTCTTAATTTCTCTTTTCAACTTGTCTCTCACCCGGATTGCCTCCCTTAATTTCTTGATTACTGGGAGAATATTGGATTTCTCAGAATACCGGATTTTTAACCCTCTTAATGCTTTCCTCTTCCTATTGATCAATAATTTGGTCCATAATATCGGGTTTGAAGTCCCTTCGGTGGATTTGCCCATTCAGGAGGTTATAGATCGTGTAGATGGAATTTTCCAGGGAGTTGTTGATAGGGAATTTGGAACTTTTGCAAACTATATTAAGTATAACACAAGTGAATTAGTTCAGGGGAAAGTAAACCGGGATTTGACTTTTAAGAGAGTGATTGATAGGTTTTTGCAGCGTACCTCTCGAAGTGGTCGCGTTCTTGGGAGGGTCATTTATGCACCCACTGGATTTGGTAAAAGTACTACATTTGTTAAAGCTCTTGAGAAAAGAAGGGAGATTAATAGAGTAATCTGCATCATCCCGAAGTCTGTAGCTGTATTGAGTGTCCAGGGGTATATGTCAAAAAATCACCCTGATGTGGGTTGCTGGACTAAGGATTCCCCTAAAACTACGGGGAGGATAATTTATTCTACCCCAGATGCATTCTTACTACGTGAAAGCCAGATGCCGGTAGACCAGATGATCTGTGTAGATGAAGCCCACTTCCAGGAAGATGGCTATGCAGATTTTGTTAAATATATGAATGAAGCTTCAAAATTTAATCGTGTACTCTTTATGACTGCTACTCCTACTCCTTATTTGCTGGAGAATTGTAGAAATTTGTTTGATGGAATCGAAATCTTAAACTTGGGTGCGAATGCGAAATTGGATAGGAAACCAGATACAAAAGTTACGATGGCTGAGTATTTGGATATTTGTAAGAGAGAAATGAACAGGGTTACTAATGATCGGACTCTCATTTTCGTGAATACTTTGGCTGAACAGCGGATGCTTAAGTCTGTTTTAGCTATGGCCTCGACTCGAATTAATGATAAACGAGTGATTGAGATATATAATCGGGATTTGGAAGCAATTTATTCAAAATATGGATCTTGTGAACCGGGTACTCCTGAATATGATGCTATGGATCTGGAGGTTTACAATTTCAAGAGACAAAGGGAAATTGATTTTGCACAACCCTATCGGAAAGCTTGTTTTATGAATGGTGATAACCCACTTGAGGATCCTTCGGCTGGGATTATAGTTACCACTTCGGTTTGTGATTGTGCTATTACTCTAAGCTCCGTTAATAAGGTTCTAACCCATGACTTGTCTCTCATGGTTGATAATGCTCCGATATATGTGAAGGCTAGTGAGCAAACAATACTTCAGAGGATCGGACGGACTGGCCGTGATTGTGATGGTGAAGCGTGGGTCTTCCGTATCACAGATAAAGGTGTAAAGGAACATACTTTATCAAAGGGAGCTTGGGTTTCTAGTTTAGGAGCTCTTATAACTTCCTCCGACTTTATTCAATCTTTAAGTCGGGAGAAACGTCAAATACTTAATGAATATGGAATTTATGGGGCTCAGGCTCCAGCGGATTATTTGTTGGATAATTTCGGTGAGTCGGGTGTCCAAAAGGCGGAATTTTCAACAAAGAAAGACGTAAATGATGATGATTATCTTTTCAACCGAGATGTTGCTTCTAATTTTGAGATGAAGATGAGTCCGGAGTTTTTCAATTCTATTTTAACTGGTGAAAAGGTGGCGGATTTAAGGTTAAATGAAGATCGTTTTACCAATTGGAAAGTTGGGGATATTGTTACTATAGTTCAAAATCAAACGTTGCAGAGAGTTCGAGTCCGTATAGTTGACTTACACTTGTTCAAAGATCTAAATCAGGCTATTAAACTGAATATCCGTGAGTTGCATCCTACCTTTAGCTCTCTGGAAGATACTACTCGGATGTACCGCAATTTCCCTGGATATGTGAGTGGTGCAAGGACTAATGGTGTGTTAATCTTCCAAATAGAACTACTGCAAAAAGAATATAGTAATTATACACAATTTGAAGGAGAGACTCTGGATCCAATTCTACTGAACCCAACTGGTAGTGTTCCA